AAAGGCAGGTTCCTCGGCAACCCGTCCCTCGGCGGCGTTGGAAACAACCACAGGCGCCGACGCCATTGAATCAACCACCCCTACCGAATACAGGATGGATAAAAAACTTAATGAAATAATTGCTGTCAGATAACGAGCCATAAATACCTCTTTGGTAGGCGGATAAAAAAGCAGTAAGCCATGTAGACAACTGCCAGTATTATTTGCGCTTGTCCTCCTCGTCGGAGTTGTGCTTGGGGGATTGACACCCCGCGGGGCGACCTTTCGGTGGGTTACTTAATAACCTGTGCTGACCTAAAGTGTAACCGAACGGTCATCTTGAGTCAACTATTAGACGCTGTTCCTAGCCTTACAACGGTGACAAATGATAACCCATGGTCTAGTTACTTTGACGGCGAGCATCTTCTTGCAGCGCCAGCAGCGAGGTTCGTCGTCCTGATTTACACCGCCGTAAGCATTGATTATTGGCTGTTCATCGCCTAACTCAGCCATACCGTGAAATCGCATCCGATAAGAGGACGGTCGTCGCCATCCCGTGTGTATGGGTAAATCTCCGAAGTAGCCAAAATGCTCAAAATACCCACACCAGACAAAGTGGTGTTACGAACAGCACCCAAAATGTTACGGATAGCGGTCGCCTTGCTACGCGCGGTGGGATAATCGTTGCGTCCAGCGCGACACATCACACGAATCCTTTGGTGGTCAATCGCATACACGCTTGCGCCAAAAGTGTGCGACGGTCCAACGCCTTGCGACTCATACAAAGTCACACAAGCATCAGGGGTGTCAGGCATCCGAGTAAGAAAAATGTCTGTAGCAACCGTACCTTGCCCTTGGGCTTGAAGGTATGTTGCCAACGAATCAAGAATCGCCATATTCAGTCTCCTGCCACCATTGCTCGTACTCTGCGCGACGCCTCAAAACAGCGTTAATTTTCTTTGCCAAACGGTCCTGCATACCTTCTTTGGCGCGCAAAACTGGGTCCTCCAAATAGTGCGACTTGCGACCCTCGGCATGAACAAAACTTGTGTTCTCGTGTTGGATAATCGCATAGTTAACATCAACCTCGCCGCCTGCTGCACCGCCGTAAGTGATTTCAACCATCGCCGTCTTGTTCGCGGTGTACGGGTCATGGACACGACCAGAAGCAGACAAAGCACCAGTCAGGAACGGAACTTCTTTGCGGGAATCAGCCAAAATGTTTTGGGCTTCCGCATACAACGCCTGTTCCATAGCAGGCATGATGCCATCTACAGCCGCACCAAAAGTCCGATACAGGCTAGGCAAACCGTCTAGGACAATAATCCGCTTAGAACGCGCCATATCAACTACCGAACGAAACAGTGGTGTGGTTCCCGCCGTCCTCATCGTTGTATGTACGAATGGAATGAATCAGTGGTGTTGAGCCGTCAGGAAGCACAATCTTAGAATCCTCTGTGATGGTGGGACTTCCATAAAAAATGATGACACCCGTTTCATAAACATCGCGGTTGTCGGCGCTTTTTACCACCCTGCCAGTCTGCTGAACTCGGCAACGGGTAGCCACACCTGTAGCACTGAAAGTAACTTTGCTGTAGGCGTCAGCAGACGACTTCGCATAGACCGTCACTGTTGAGGGCATCAGGTCAAGAAAAGCCGCCTCAATCGTCATTCAGGATAATCCTGCACTGGTGGCATAACCGCCGAACCGAAACCGATGTTCCGTCCAAAACCAATCGTCATATCCGAAGATTCTGGATAGCCGTCAACATCCCAGTTCGGTGATGGTGGGGCAGCCCTCAAAGCCGAAGCACGAAGTCGCGTAGCCCTATCCATATAGCCCTTAGCCGAAGCGCCGAACTGTGTAGAAATAGACAAATCGCCAACACTGCGCGAATAATCTGCTTTCGCTTGGAACTTGCCAGCAATGGCTTCACAAGCAAACGCCGCCGCCGTATACGCATCGCTGTTCCACTCGGTCAACAAGAAAACAATCTCATCGTCCATAATCTGTTGGTTGGCGCTATTGGTGTCACCACACAAAAACCGCACCTTGTCAATGGTCCGACTAGAAGGATTACCTGTGTATGACCAGTCAGCCGCAGTCGTCCCAACAATCTGAATCGTCAACATCCCGTCGTTTGGTGCAGTAAGCAATCGGGGACCACTGAAAGTAGCGGTAAAACTTGCCAAATAGAAGTCCGCTACCAGAGTCGCATCGGTGGCAGTCCACGGATACTCAACACTGCCTGTTCCCGCAGTAACCACCGTGCAAGAGCCATTAGTGATGACCTGAACGCCCGTAGAGGCTCTAAACATGTTGAAAGCGACCGTAGCCCCAGTCAAATCAACAGCAGCACCATCCTGCAAAAACTGGCGCGAAACCTTAGGAAGCCTGTCCCCAAACTTGATTGTAATATCAGCCATAAATTATCCCAGCGCCACCGTTCCTGCATTTCCGCTTGCCAAAACAGCCAGTGTAGAACCGTCTGCATCTACCTTTAGTGCTACCCCGCTAACGGCAACCGCGAGACTCGCCCCATCTGCCGAAACCGAACCATCAGCCAAAGCAATAGGAACATCTATTAACCCTTCAGACACCGCACCCGATGAACCGCTATTTGAAGCAGACCGAATAACCGTCAATAACGAAACAACCGCCGCAGAACCAGCAGCAGCATCCAACGCCACCCCAAAAACAGTTCTCAAAGTAGCAATACTGCTACCACCAAAACCTTCACCAGAAGCCAACCGAGGCGCGATATGCAGACCGTCAGCGGCTTCACTACCAACACCGCTACCTGAAGCAGTGCGTAAAACTATGCGAACACCAATCGCATCCTCACCCGACGAACCAGCAGCAGCACCCGTCCTTGCCCGCGTAGAAAACCCTGACGCCTCACCACTACCTGCCGCGGCATCCGAACCAACAGCAAAACTCGTAACCAAAGTAGCAACGCTAGAACCGCCCACACCGCTTCCAGCGCCCATGCGGGCGCGCGTGACCTCACCGTCAGCCGAATCGCCTGTATCGCTACCACCAGAACCGTAAGCAGACCTGTAAGCCTCATAAGCAACAGAAACCTGAGAACCACCAGAACCAGAACCAGAAGCCGACACGAAACGAGTAACAACCCCAATCGCATCACCATCGCCAAAAGCCGAATCAGCAGCCGTGCGAATACTGGTCAAAACCTTACTTGCAACCTCAGAACCCGCACCAGAACCAGAAGCAACCTTAATAACCGTCCTAGCGCCATCCGCAATCCCATCACCAGCACCACTTCCAGATGCGGACCGCACCGCCGAATACAAACCAACTGCGGAATCAGAACCCGAACCCGAACCAGTCGCATCACGCAAAACAACGACTACACGGTCAGCGCTACCACCAGAAACACCATCACCCGTAGCAACACGACAAGGAATTACAACCGTGTCATTTCCAGAAGGACCAAACGGGTCCGAGTCGCCGTAACCCTCAGCCGTAGTAACAGCAGTGCGTAAACCTACGCCAGTTTGAGAACCAGAACCGCTACCAGTAGCAACCTCCCCCTGAATACCATCAAGGAAAGAATCACCATCCAAGACGCCCAGCAGGGCATCATCCAGCGTAAACCGTTTTATGATAGCCACAACGGGCTACCTAACTAATCTAAGGTCAGCGTGAGCGAAGTGATTTGAAAAGTGTCACCAGCAGTAACCGCCGCCGAAGAACTGAAAGCACCAGTCCACAAACAGTTGCCAGAGGTTGACGCATCCCATAATGACCAATGACTATAAGTTTCAGTCGTAGACACATTCGTCCAAGTAATCGTTGCCGAAGTCGCCATAGAGCCAGAAGAAGCCGCCGAAAATGACACCGATTTACGAGTTGCCTCAACAGCAGGGTTAGAAGTACCAGCCTCACCCGGGTCACCCAAATGCAACTTCACATAAGGTTGTGTGACAGCAAAAGAAACATTGCGAAGCGTATCAAGAAACGCCAACTCACCATAATTAGAGATTGTCATTGTCAGTCACTTCCTCAACAACTTTTGCCTTCTTAGCCTTCGGTTTTACTACCTCAGCATCAACAGCCTCGTCAACAACAGCGACCTCAACAACAGAAACCTCGCCCAAATAGCGACCGTTAATCAAAGCCCGAAGATTCCGCCAACCCTCAGCCTCAACAAGAGTGCCAGTAGGAATAGTGGAACCATCATCAGCGGAAATAGGTTTTAGAACTCTAAATGCCATAAAACTCTCTCAAAAGTAGAACACCAAGGTCACTTGACCCTAGCGCTTATGCTGTTCTGTACCAAACTACCGTATTAGCAGCGGATACGCGAACCTTGAATGTAGCCGATGTTGCGGCACTCACCGAGGCTGCACCAACAATGGTCGCATCGGTACCAGCCGTAATAACGAGTGGATGAGTAGAAGAAGCCAAGTTAACAACATTGACCTCAAAAGTGTCGCCCACTGCGTAGCCCTTCAAAGCCGCACAAGTAAGAGTTCCCGTAGGAATTGTCTTAGCCCGCGAAGCAGAAGGAGTACCAACAAGCAACCCGCCGTTCGTGACAACCATAGCGGCAGTCAAAGTTTCAGCGGCATCAGTCAAAGCCGTAACAGTGGTCTTTGCGGTCAAAGTATTGACAGCAACAGGACCGCTTGTACGAAGCGAACCAAATAGACCCTTGCCTTTAGTAAGTCGGTTAGCCATTGGCGCCCCCTACTATGCTACGCAAGCGGAGAAGAAGTAACCGAGGTCCGAACCAATGACCTTCATGTCAAAAGCCACTTCGGCTTCAACACGGTCAGCCTTGTACTGTTCCATACGCATACGCGACACGCCAACAGTTTGACCCAAACCACCCGAAACACCAGTCCACGACATGATGTAACCGCCCGAAGGCTGTAGCAATCCTGCTGATGGAGCGGAGTAAGTAAGAAGGGCGTTCTTGCCGTAGTTGAACGCATAGGCGCCAGTTGCACCTTCGTTGTTTGTGGCTTTGACGCTCTTTGCGACCATCACGCGAGGCACACCGAACAGGCTTGCCATCACATCTTCTGTGAGGACATTGCTCGTGGTGTACTTGATGCGGTCAACAAGGTCAGGGTGATTCTTCAACTGAATGAACACATCGTAACCAAGAACCAAAGTGTTTGGCTCGTAGCCAGTGACGCTCAAGATGGCGCGCTTGCCACTCTCAATGTCTCCGATTGGGTCCGAAGAGGTGTAATCACTCCACAGGTTGCTTGGCGTGGTATCGGTTCCCCAAATACCAGTGGTGAAAAAGTTGCTGACGAACTGTGTTTCCATCTTCAGCATCAAACGCGAGGTAACAAACTCTGCCGCCTCACGGTCAACATTGATTGGAGCATCGGCGTTAGCACGAGTCTGGTCACCAATGTCCTTGTGGAAAGCATAAACATCAGCCTGATATGAGTCAGTTGAGAGGTTGTAGCCGCCACCAGCAGACTCGGTTGCATCCGCACGGCGCTGAGCCTCATCGCGGAACCAATCGTTCTTGGTGTAGGTGAAGAACTTGTCGCTCTGCTTAGAGACTGGCACAACAGGGAAAACCCGTGTTGCGATGAAGTTCTGGTTCTGTTGAAAGTAAGCGACGCTGATGTTAGTCAGAATCGCGTCAACATGGACCTGTGTTTGTGTTGGCTGTGGCATGTGTTATCTGCTCCTGTGTTTCCTGATTACGCTGCGCGGTTTGGACTAGCGCAGTTGATTACTGCTGTAAGAATGTCAGCATCGGCACCTGAAGGAAGAATTACTACTCCAACTGCGTATTCTGTTGTATCGGTTCCTGCAACCTTCGCATCAGCCTTACCAGCGCTGGAAGTACCGATGACAACGCCAGCCGCGATAGCCGCACCAGCAACGAGTTTCGTGCCGCCAGCAACCAAGATGGAGGCTTCTCCACCTGAGATTGGGCTGTTCTGAAGAACGCCGATTGGAATGTCCGTGGCGCCTGAGCAAACAACTGCTTTACCAGCAGAGATTTTCACAAACTTGTACTGAGCAGCAGACAAGTCTGCGCCAGCCTCAAGAGTGATTTTGAGGGTGTAATTACTGATTTCGTATGCCATTGCGCTTTTCCTTCGTGCTTAGCGGGACTCGGCGCGGTATGCCGCGTAGAGGTCTGGGTTTTTAACAACAACGCCTGCGATTGCCTGCTCAAGAGTTACGAACTCTCCAGAAGCAACAGCAGCCTTTGCCATGGTTTCAACTCTCGCATAAGCGGAGTTATCATCCGAACGAACTGGGCGACCAATTTCGTCAAAGATTGAAGCCGACTCTGCTTGCGCGTTTGCGCCGCTCATAGCCTTCTCAACCATTTGGCTAAGGTTCGCATCAATTTCGCTCAAACGAGCAAGAGCAGGACCGAACTCTTTGGCGTCAATCGTCAAATGGTTCCATTCTGCGGCTTTAGCAACAAATTCCTCGTTGCGGCGCTCTTGGCGCTCCTTGCGGAGTTCCTCACGGGCAACATTGGCTTCGCCCTGTGCCTTTTCCAACATTTCGCGGACTGGTTCAGGAAGCGACTTGAGAACAGACTTCATAGTCTCTTCCTCGTCCATTTCCTCTTCGTCCTCTTCATCCTCGGCGTCCACGGCGGCATATTCCTTCGCCATAAGAGCCAATTTCTCGTCGCGGTCAGCGACAGCCTTCTCAAGTTCCACAACGCGCTCAATGTACGCTTGTTCCAGCGCTTCGTCCATAACTTCTACTTGTTCGCTCACAGTTGCCTCCGTAGCATTAGCGCTTTTCATTACTATCCAACCTTCTTCAAGGTGGGCGGGGTGGTCCACTCCGCTTGTTTCCAAAACTTTCAAGGCAACCATTTTGCGCTTTTTGTTGTTGTTCATGTTTACCTTAAAAAAATCCGCAAGCATCATCACTTTCGTGAATCAACCCGCGGGTCTTGGACAAAGGCGAGTGTACGGTCAGCACCGCACCAGATAGGGATGAACAGGGGTTTAGTAAAAGTCGGGTTCTGTGTACCGACGAACCATGCCCTCAGCATACGAGTGTGAGATTTCTAGGAAGTCCGTGAATAGCCGTTCCTGTTGAACATCTGAAATGTTTTTGCGTAAAGCGTTGGAGTTGTCCATGGCTTGACGAAACGCTGACACCAACATCTGCTCAATCAACATTGACCCGAACTCGTTTTGATTGACCCATACAGGAATATGAATTGCTTTGTAGCGCTCAATGTCGGGGTTCTTTGGTGAACGCATGAACTTGATGGCGGCAAGAGTCCCGCCCACCGATGTCACGACAATCAACGAAGTGAAAATAAACATGTTCATAATGCCACCTTTGGTTCATCTAGGATTACTGCTTTTGTTGGGCGGGAAAAGAAACCGAAACCAAATTCGTTGCCAGCCGCTACACCAGCGTTGAATTTAACACGGTAGCCCTCCTTCGGGTCAATGCTTGCGGGAACCGTTCCCCACACCTTGAAGCCGCGGTCATCCAACACGACCATTACCTGTCGCATACCGTAATCCGTGTCTTTCCAGTATTGGGCGAGGACCACACCGACGATTTCCTGTTTGCCTTCAACTACCTGCGTAAGTTTCGCCTGCTCCTCAACCTGTTTTTTGGCGACCTCTTCACCTTGAAGGAACCGAGGGTGTGCTTTTACGATGCTCACAAGAATACCAATGTACTTTGGCTTCGGGAAACCCGTAAGTACAATCTGCTTTAGGCTTTGAAGGAAAGTGTCATCCGTTTCAAGTTTGACAATCCAGTCAAATGCGGCTTCAGCCTTTTGGTAAACATCGTCACCGAGCGGATACTTTGCCAACTCTTCCCTGCTCCTCAAAGCATCCTGTACCAAATCCTTGGTGCTGTTCTGCAACAACATGCCATCGGCATCGCGAGTTGCGGTGAAACCTCTGACTTCAGCAATGCGAAATGCCGTTAGGACATATTCCCAAGCGGAATGAAGTGTGCGGAAATCGCTTTCCATCTCACGGAAGTCTGTATCTGGATACTCGTCCTCAGCGAAAAATTCCCACAAGCGAGGTGGCTCGTGACCGAGGAAGTCGCGAACACAGTCAACACCAATCTGCTTGACCTCACCAACTTCGTTGCGGACAATCAGGGTCTTAGCCCGTTGCCTCTTCAGTTGGCAATGCTCACAAACGAGGTCAACTTTTTGGAACTGCTTGAACAGTTCGGCGTGTTCCTTCAAACCCAACACGATGTTGGCTTCGGCACCACGCTCAATGACACCGATGAATTGCCAGCCACCTTCAAGGGCAACCTTTGCCTCGTGAATGATGTACTCAATAGCGGCGACAGGAAACTTTTTGCCGACAAGAGGGGTGTACTCTGCCTCGTATCTGCTGACCACCTCAAAGCGGGGAGGCTCAACACCCAACTTCTTGGCGCGCTTAGCGAGTTTCTCAAAACGCTCAATGAGCGCCTCTTCCTCGCTTGCGTAAGTCCTATATTTTCTGAGTTCTTCGGTCATGGTTCCCTCCTCCATACCCTCAGTGTATCCCGTCCCTGTCCCCCTGTCAATCAGCCTCGGTCAGCCTGCCTATCGGCAGTCGCATCCCGCACTTCCCAAACACCGCGCTTCAATGGCTTGAACACATCAGGGCGTTCCCCAACCAACTTCAGGGCTGTAGCCCTGCTCACCTCAGCCATCTCCATCACCATCTTGGTGGTGACCTCCGCAAACACATTGGCTTCCGCCCAACGCATCAAGGTTCGGTACCGCTCATCCCTCGGCACCTCTCTCCTTGCCACCGCCAGCATCTCTGCCAACACATCGGCGGCTATCGCATCACGCTCCTGCTTCGTTGTATAGGCAACCCACATCGGGCGCCCATAAGTTTCTATCGCTTCTCTCACCTTTGTGATTTGGTCCATGTTCCTCCTT